CTCTTCCGATCTGTGGACGTTTCACATGCAAAAGAAACCGATTCGGCGCGAAGTGCCGCGACCTTGCGTATCTCCTGCGTCTTCCTGGCCTTGGCGTTTCTGTAGAGGGCGCCGCGCTTCGAGTTGCATGGCTTACAGCTCGCGACGAGGTTGTCTAGCTCTGAGGTGCCGCCTCGGTCGACCTCGACGAGATGGTCGACGGCGGTGGCGGGCTTTCCGCACCAGTGGCAGGCCGCGTCGTGGCCCAGTATCAGCTTCCGATTGCGCTGATACTGGGCGGTGTCGTATTCGCTATTCGCCATTGGCCTCGTCGAGGTCGGTGAGCGGGGCGCTGGTGACCTTGACATGAACGGCGCGGGCGAGGATGACTCCGACCATGAGCGTGCTGAATCTGTCGGCCTTTGCTTCGAGGGTGATGCTGTCGCGGTTCCAGATCGACGCGGTGTGACCGGGGAGGTTGCGGGCGAGGAGCTGGACGCGCTCGTTGACGGTCATGTCAGCGGGCGGGTCGACGGAGTAGACGGTGATTGAGGCGGGATAGACGACGGCGACCTGGTTGTCGGTGATGCGAACGAGGGTGGGCATAGTTCCTTCCTAGTGGATGTAGAGCGGGTGTGTGCCGTCGATGTGTCGCCATATGCCTTCGTGGTCGATGGCGTATTGATGCACTTCGATGGTCTTCGAGCCTGGGATCTTGCCGGGTTGATCGGTGAAGATGGCGTGTGCGTGCCAGCGGCGCCCGGCGGCCATCATGACTGTGGTTCCGTGGCACGGGCCGCCGATGAGGGTGATGAGCTGACGGTTCACGACGGGCCGTTTCTTGCTTGGCATCTGGTCATCGTAGGCCACATGCCTTGGCGGTGCCCCATTCGCGCCAGGATCCGCCGCCGAGTTTCCAGATGCGCCAGGCGCGGTATTGCTGTTCTCGTTTCGACCAGGCGGCTGGGTTGCCTGTGCCGCCTGCGCGGCGCCAGGTGTCGTCGAGGAATTGCATGCCGCCTGCGTAGGGGCTTCGGTTGCCTTGCCAGTCGAGGTGGTCGAGGTGCCAGCGGCCGGGGGCTTCATGGTTGTGGATGCATCGGGCGGAGCGCATCCAGGTGGGGTCGGGGTGCCAGTGTTGTGCTTCGCTTGAGGTTGGCCATGCTAGAGGTGATCCGGCCAGGGCGATGATGCTGAGGATGATGGCGATGGGGTGGCCTTTCCTTTGAGGCTGGCGACGATGGTCGGCCAGTCTGAGGGGCGCCACACGGCGGAGTCGGCGCCCGCTGTGTAGAGAAGGTCGATCCATGTGCGCTGTTGTGCGGACAGTTGTCCGCGTTGCGTTTTCAGTTCGCGAAACAGTACGCCGTGCGTCGGGTGTGCCATTACAAGGTCGGGGAAGCCACGGGCGTCATAGCGGGTGGCGGTGCGCCAGGTGCCCGTGCTTGACTGGGTGTGCGTGAAGTGCGAGATCGCCCAGCCGTGAAGTTTGGCAACGAGGACAACTTGACTTTGAAACTCGGCTTCGGTCATGGTCAGAACGGGATGTCGTCGTCGGGATCGGCGGTGAGGTCTTCTTCTTCGTAGACGCTTCCGGCGTCATAACCGACCGTAAGTCCCGGTTCGATGATGCCGCGATACCAAAGGCGAGCTGATTCCTTCCAGTCGATATCTGACTGATTGATGACACCCGTTTTTGGATTAGCGACAAGTTCGCGGTTGCTCCACCAGAGCACGAAATCGGGCTTCATGGTTTTCAACTTGACGCCGGCATGGCGGCCAAAGTGACACGCGACCTCACCAGCGGCGATGATGCGGGCGGCGAGCTCCTGGTCGAAGCCGTTGTTCTGATGCGCGGTTACCAAAGCGGTGCGGGCTTGCTCAATGACTTTGGCGATGGGTACGGGCTCGACGACGGGCTTTGGGGCGTCGTCGATGCGGCGTACCTGCTCGACGGGTTCGACAATGGCGACAGGACTGGGGAGGTTGGCGGCGACGAGCTCGCCGTCGTCGTCGGCGTCGGTGCTGATGGCGAGGAGCGCGGTGAGCGCGTATCTGCGAGCGTAGGTGACGGCTGATCCGAACTGTTGGGGGTTGGTCGTGTTGCCGCCGCAGATTCTTACCTCGCTGACGAGCTCGTCGGTGCCGTCGCTGATTCTCGTGACGACCGTGTCGGTGGCTGTGAGGTGCTGGCTGAGTAGCAGGCCGTGCGCCGCAAGCGCAGGGCGGGCTGCTTCGAGAATGTGGTCGAGCGTCGTATATTTGGACTTGAAGTGCGGGTTGGTGGCGTCGCGGTGCAGGGTGCCGATCGCGGCCTGGGCCAGAATGACTTTCTGCGTGAAGCTGTTTTCCATCTCGCGCGTTTCCTTTCGACTCGATCGAGAGAGAAGTCTTCTTAGATGGAAGTCTTCTCTCTATCGTTTTTTCCGTATCGTTTTCTCTTTATCGACGCCTTGACGGGCGACGGCTGAACGGGCGACGGTCTAACGGGCGACGGGAAACCCGTCTGCGGTGTTTGCAGGGGTTTTGCCTGTTAGCGATGCTCGCCAATGCGATCCCAGTCGTCAAACCCGCCGCTCATGCGTTCGTTCTCGATCTTGTCGGCCAGGTGGTCGTCAGGCTCGACTTCGACCTCGTCTGACTCTTCCGTCCGTTCCGCTCCTATAGGGATTCCGGCCCGGACGGAAGAGTCAGCGACGATTTCTGGCATGTCCGTCACGGTCATTTCGTGGTACCACTGGCCCTGTGCCCGGCGGTACCGGGTGCGTCTGATGTAGTTCGCCTGTTCGAGCTCGCGCAAAGCTGATCGAATGCTGTCACGACCGTCGGGACCAGCGGCGATCATGGCAGCGGCAGTAATCAGCCACCCAGTCTCATGTGACAGCATCCACACAAGTAGTCCACGAGCGCGAAACGAAAGCGCCTGGTCGCGCGCGGCGGTGTTGCGCACCACGGTGAAGCTGGCGTGCGGAAGGACGCGGAGGTTGCGAATCTCGGTCAAAACATCATCTCCCGTACGCGAGTCCTTACTTTCATGTGCGGGAGGTGATTTGCCAACTCGTCGTAGGTAAAGTTGCACGCCAGCTCGTATGCAATCTCGACGTCTTGCCAGTCGAGAAAACGCATTTGCGCAACTCGCCAGCCTAGCTCGGTTTCGTACTTTCCCCATCCGCGACTGTTCGCAAAGATTGGCAACAGTTTTTTGCAATCGCACCTCGTGCAGACGCGCATTGTGAGCGCCTCCTTTACTAGAGATTCACGCGCCACGGTTGGCCTTCCGCTTCTGGTAGGCGGCCTCGCGGCGAGCACGATCACGACGGCGGTCGAGCAGCTCGACAACAGCTCCGAACGCGAGCAATGCCAGGAAGCCGATCCACCAGACGTCCCAGCGATCGTCGACGCTGAGTCTCCACGATGCGACGGCGATGACGATGAAGCAGATATACGGCATGTGTTCCTCCTCGATCAGTAGGTGGAGTTGCCGACGGTAGCGCGCCTGTCGGACGCTGTCAAACGCAGAGGGGGCCTTGCGGCCCCCTCTGCTAGCACGCCTGATCGCGCACGCACACTCTACTACTTGCCACCGGCCTTCTTGCCGTTCGCATACCCGATCGCAGTGCCGAGCACAGTGGATATCACAACGACGACTACGTTCGGGTCAACCTTGTCGAGCGCGCACAAGGTCGTAATGCTGATAAGTGAGGCGACGGCGACGAGCGCCTGGGCGAGGCTGAGATGACGCATCTACGCTGTCCGCTGCATGGTCGCGCCGACGAAATAAGCACCGTACGCGGAAGATGAGGCGTTTTTAGTTGCCATCGTCAACCTGACAAGCGCGTTCGTGTTTGAGGTGACCGCAATACCTGTGATGGTCGAGTAGGTACCGGCAGATCCAGCCGCGTAACCGTCGATAGTGCCAAGCGATGATCCGCCGTCGATGGTCAGCGTGTAGATGCCGCGATCAGCCCCGGCGTAGTGATTCATGCCGAATGTCCAGGTGCCTGCCGAGAGCGGAACCTTCCATTCCATGTACGCGTTCTGCGCGCCAGTCGAGTTGACGTAGGAGAGTCCGCCGTTAGCGTTGAACGCTGTCCGCGTGTTCCAGTTGAGGTTGGCGAACGATGCGAGGTTGGAGAGTTGCGCCGTCCACGGTTGCGTTCCGTTGGCCTGTACCCACGTGCCGGGCGTTCCTGCCACGGTGCATACCCAGATAGCGCCGTTCTGTGAAATGACAAAATCGCCGACAGCGAAGGTGCCGGTGGTCGGAGCGACCGTGGCGGTGCCGCCTACGTACCGGGTGGCAGAGACTGCGCCAGTAAGGCCGCCAGATGCTACGGCGAGGTAGTCAGCGTTGCCTGCGACGACGGCGCCGGTGCGAGCGAAGACGCTGCTAACGGCCGAAGCTGCTACCCACGCTGCACCGTCGTAATACTCGGTTGAGTTAGTGTCGGTCAGGTAGCTGAACCATCCCTCCGTCAGCGTGATGCCGGCGGACGAGAATGCTGAGGTGCGTGCGGCCGCGTTGGCGAAGACGAAGACGCCACGGTTATACGTGTTGAGGTCGGCGGCCGTCAGGATCGCGCCCGCCTGGAAGTTTTTGACGCCGGTAATGGCCATTGGGTCTCCTAGGCGAGAATGTTGGAATCGAGGACGCCGAACGCGACACTATTCAGCATGAACCATCCGGACGACGTCTTCGCGCCCAGCGTGAAGGTCATAACGTGCCGCTGCCGGTTGATCGTATGGGCGATGCCTTCGACGGCGTAGTACTCGACGATCGAAAGCGGGGCGCCAACGTCGAAGGTGCGCTCTACCTCGACAGCGTCGCCGAGGTCGGTGAGTAGTAGGTCGTGCTGATGCGCGGCAATGGCCTGCACGACGGGCACCTCAATGGTGCGTACGTTCGTTGTCTCCTGGCAGTAGATGGCAAGAAGGTACTCGGCAAGCGCCAGGGCGTCGGCTTCGGCAAGCAGCTCGCCCGCATCGACGTTGAGGACGCCGGTGAAGTCGAGGTAGCAGGCGAGGTCGCGGGCGGTCTGGACAGCTCCGGCCGCATCGAGGACGTTCACCTGAGGGTAGACCTCGGCCGCGGTCTCAAGCGTGATCGTTGAATACTGGACGCTGTCGAGGTTCGGCGTCAGCGTGTACGTGGTGACCGGGTCGGCGTTTGTGTAGCGCTGCTGAAAAGTGAGTGCGCCTGTGGCGGAGGTGTAAAACTCGCCGCCCTCGGCCGCTGCCACTCGTTGCAACAGATCGACGAGAGAAGCGCCGGCGCTTTCGGTGCGCGTGACGGCGGTCACGGTGCCCGCGTCAATGTCGGTCGTGCCAGTGACGGTGGCGAGCGCCAGGATGTCGTTGACGCGGGTACCTGTGAGGGCGGCCGCGAAGACGGTGTCGACCTCAAGGGCTTGGCGGGCGAGCTGGGCGAGGGAGTCGGTCGCGACGAACTCGGCGACCTGGAAGCCGCCAGGTTGCATTGAGTAGGCGATCTGTTCGATCGTGCCGGTAAAGAGCTCATGCCATGTCGGCCCTGTCTTGCGGAACTGGACGACGACGGGGCGGCCCTTTGAGATGTTGCCGTAGTACGGGCCTGCGGTGTTCTGTGGATCGTAGTCGCGCGCCTGGTCGAGAAGTCTTAGCGCGCACGATCCCGCGGTGGTGTTGTCGACTGAGCGTGCGCGGCCTCGAACGATGTCGATGTTGATGACGTCGTCAGTAACGTCGGTGTAGGTGTACGTGGCGGGGTCGAGGCCGAGCGTCGCGGTGTTTAGTTCGGCGAGGCCAGGAATGTCGAGGTGCAGCTCGGTGTAGTCCTGCACGAAGCCGATCAGGACGCGGTACTTGGTGCCGGGGTTGGAGACAACCTCGGTCATGTGATCCACCGGGCGGGTAGCGCGCCGTTGCGGAGCGTCCAAGCGTTCAAGGCGTCGACGATGGTCTGGCCGACCTGCGCGCCGTTCGTGCCGATTCCGGCGTTCACGGTGAGATTCACTCCGGCGGAGCGATCTGCACCGCTAGTGGCGATGCCTGCTGCCCGAATGGCGTCGGCCGGTGTGCTGACACCTCCGACGGGTGCGGCCGCTTGGGCGAGGCGTGCGGCGGCGATGCCTACGGCTGATTCCTTGCTGGACAGGCCGTCGGCGAATGACTGGCCGAGGTTGGCGGCCGCCTGGGCGAAGTCTGGGCCGAACGAGGTCTTGAACAGGCCCATGAGTACCTTGTGAATCTCGATGTATTTGCCCGGCTGCTTGTCGAGCTGCTCGCCGAGGTCGGCGAGTTGCAGGTCAAGAGCTTCGCGCCTGGCGCTGCGTTCGTTATCGAGGTCAGTCTTGAGAGTGTTGTAGCTGTTCTCGGCTGCGGTCTTCGCGGTCGCGGCTTCATCTTGGACGGCCTTTTCAGCGATGTCGGCTGCCTGTTGTGCGGCGGTGCGCTGTTGGTCGGCACGGTCGCGGGCGGCCTTGCGTTCAGCGTCGGCGAGCTCGCTGAGTGCCTTCAGTGAACTTTCGGCGCGGATGTCAGCGAGGTGCAGTTCGGCTTCGGCGATTGCCTCAAGGTCGCCGTCCTTGCGGGCGGTGGCGAGCTGCTTTTCGGCGGCGGCGAGGTCGCGGGCGGCGAGGATCTGGGCGCGTTCGGCCTGGGCGGCAGCGAGAGCGACCTCGGCCGGGGTGAGCGCCATCTCTTGCGTGTTGATGCCGCTGAGGGTTTCGCCGAGCTTGGCTCGAATGGCGTCGACGCGCTGCGTTAGGGTGCGGTCGATGCCGTCGAGGGTTGCGCTCAGGTTCGTGTCGATGCCTCGCGCGAGGCGCTGCGTTTCGGCGTCGTAGGCGCGAAGGGCGTCGCTTGAGAACTGGCCGAACGCTGTATCGAGCGCGCTCGTGAGCGTTGCTTTCAGTTGGACTGCTTTCGCCTTGAGGGCGTCGGCGGCCTTCTGGGTGGCTGCTGCGGCCTTAGAGGCGGCGGTCTTTGCTGCGGCTGCGGCCTTGGTGCCGCTGGCGGCGATGGCGGCAGCGGGATAGTTCGCAATGGCGGACTGGTTTGGGTCAGCGCTGAACGTCTTGTTCGCGACCTTAACGGCGTCGAGGATGCCGCCGAGGGCGCTCTTCACCTTCTCGCTGCTCTTGCCGTTCGCGAAGTCGATTGTTCTCATCTCGAAGTTAGTGACGCCTTGGCCGAAGCGGTCAATGGCGGCAGCCCATTCGTCCGCTTTGCCGCCAAGGTTCGTGCCGAGGATCGGGTCGATGACTTTGCCAAACAGGCCGCCAGCCTTGACAAGAAGAAAGCCAGCGGCGGCAACAACTTTCACGACCTCAGCGAAGACGGCAATGATGGCGCCGCCAACAAGCTGGGCGCGCTTGGCCCACGTTGCCATTGCGTCGCCTGCACTCTTCGACGAGGTCTGGATGGCCTCGTAGGCGACCACGACGGCGGCGGCCGCCAGGGCGAGCTTCACAAAGATGTTTGCTTTCACGACGGTGTTGAAGACGAACTGGGCGGCGGTCGCGAGGTTCGTTATGGCGGTGTATGTCTTCATGGCGACGTTGATTGCGATGATGGCCGAGGCCGTGCCGAGGATTGCTGCGGTCGCGATCAGGAAAACGCGCGTATTCTCCTGCGCCCAGGCCGCGACTTTTTGCAAGATCGGGAGAAGCTTGTTCAGGATCGGCAAAAAGGTTGCGCCGATCGCCTCGCTTGTCTCGCTCATCGCGATTCCGAGAGACTTCATGCGGCCGGCGGCGGTGTTCGCTGAGGCCGAGGCGGCTCCGGCGAACGTCGCGGACAGTTCCTTTGTGGCGGCGTCGAAGTCGTTTGTTTTCTTCGTGTTCGCCGAAAGGGGAACGCCGAGTTTCGTGAGTGCGCTGACGTTGCCGAGCGATGCTTTCGCGAGGGCGATGCTGACGGCCTCAAGGTCTTTGCCGGTGGCGGCGCTGACGTCCTGGGCGAGCGCGAGGAGTGACTGCGACTTCGTGACATCCTTTGTGGCGCGCACGAGGCTGGCGAGGGCCGGGCGGAGTTTGTCGTCGGCGGTGGCGGTCGCGATCGACTGCGACGTGATCCATTTTTCGTTTTGGGCGATCGCCTCGGCGGTGGCACCTGTCGAGGTGACAAGCTGCTTGGCGAGGAGCTCCTGTGCCGCCTGGTCGTCGATGGCCGCTTTGATGCTGCCTTCGAGAGCGATGCCTAGCGCGCCGACGACAGCGACAGCGGGCAAGAACGCGGACTCGAATGCTGCGCCAGTCTTTGCGCTGATGCCGTCGAGATCCTTGAATCGCTTGGCGGCGTTGTCGACACCGGCCGCGTTGAACGTCGACAGGATCGGGACGATGATGCTCATGCCAGTTCCTCTGTGAGTCGGGCGCTGACGGTGTCGAGGATGCCGCCGACGACCTGCTGAACGTGCGGCAGTTCCTGCTCGGCCGCAGGCCACATTCCGCGCGATGCACCGTGGATCTTGTTGAGGTTCGCGATCATGGCGCGGCCTGCCGGAGTGTTGCCGGAAGACTTGCGACCTGCCATGTCGTAGATGGCACCCATCGCGTCAGTCTGCACGACAGCGACGAGAAGGTACGTTCCGTCGCGGCGCCGCTTGCCGCCAGTCTTGATGACGACCTTGTTACGCGTTTTGCCGCGAGCATTCCAGCCTGCGACCGTTCCCCCGGTCGACCTCGTCCACGACCTCGAGAAGCCGCTCAGGGGCGGCTCGAGGGGCACGTACTCGCGAGCTTTCTGCTGCAACGGCTTCGCTGCGGCGCGAATATCCTTCTTGACCTGCTTCTGAAACTCGGCGTCGAGCTCGCGGAGCGTCCTGAGCGCGGCGGTCACGCCTTCTACTTTCATTGTGGCGCCAATGCTCATTCGGAAAGCAGCTCCGTAACGGTATAGAGGTCGCGAGTGTCGAACTCGATGTCTACCGGCCAGAAGCCGGTGCGGGCGAGCACCTGGGCGAGAAGCCGTCGGTGCGTCCCTACTTCGTAGGCCCCACCGGCTCGGTCGTGTCGACCAAGTCAAGGCTGACGAGCTGCTGAATGAACAGGTCGAGATTCTTCGGCACCTCGGCCCCACGGTGGACGAGGGTCGCGTGGGCGAGGAAGAACAGGTCGTCCATGCCAATACCGTCGGTGGCGATCTGCGGGATCTTGCGGCTTGTCTTGCGTTCCCACTGTGCCAGAGACCAGAGCGACGTCGTGATGCGCTCTGGCCCCTGGCCGTAGTCGAGGTCGAGCGTCAGCACTAGCTGTACGTCCGCGTCACGGGGCCGTCGAGGACGAACGTGATCGACGTCGTGAGGGCGTCACCGGCAGGGCCGCCAACGGTCGGGAACTGCGGGATGCAGTTGCCGGTGAACGTGGACTCGTGGTCGCCTGCGACGTTCGAGGCGACCATCTCGAAGCCGATCGAGGTACCGGCTTCGGCGGCGACCCAGAGGGAGTCCATGAGGCCGGCCGATGCGGGCAGCTCGGCCCAGTCGGTGTAGACGGTCGTATCGAGGGTGCCGCCGACGTTCGTCACGATCGACGTCTGACCGGCCAGGGTGTCGTAGGTCTGCACGGTGTTCTGCTGATTGAGGACGACAGTGCTCGCCTGGTACTCGTAGCTGTCGCCGTCGATCTCGAACGTGATCGACCGGCCGTTATTGATGACGGTAGCCATGGTGGATTCCTCCTAAGACTGAATCGTGTAAGTGACGGTAAGGTCGTAAGACGGGAAATCGCTTGAGCCGACTGTCGTCGTGGACGGTGATCCGCTCACGACGTTGATGGCGGCGACAGCGTCGTCGGCGAGCTGCATCAGAAGTTTCGCGGCGTCCCTGTTGCCAGGGCCTGGGGCGATCAGGTGCACGATCGTTGTCGTCGAGATCATGTGCGGATTCACGACGACGAACGAGGGCGGGTCAATGAGCGCGCACGGTGGCTTGATGTTGCGCGGATCGGTCGCACTCACGATGCCTGCGGCTGTGAGCCCTTCCTGAATGACGTCGACAGCTTCCTGGAGCATGTCAAGCGATCTGAGGTCGGCCGATGGCAAGAAGACGCATGATCTGGCCCATGCTTGCGACGGGGGCGGGGGTGCTCATATCGCCGAAACTGGCATAGGAATCCGTTGAGCCACGTTCTCTGTAAAGCCCGCCTGCCATCATGATCGTGCCGAGCGTGACGGCGGCGTTCGGTGACTCTTCCGGGTCGTCAACGTATCCGGCCTCGAGGCGACGCCTGAATGCCCAGCTGTTTGCCGCCGCGGTGCATAGGGTCACGAACGCTTCGTCGTCGACAGAGGCAGGCTCGACGCCTAGCCAGTCGAGGACGTCAGCGTCCGTGACCCATATGCACTCGACGATCGGCATTAGTCGGTGAGGGCGGTGAGGTTGTCGCCGGAGATCGCGAGGGTGGCGAGGTAACCGCGGTAGGCGAGCGTCGTTGTCAGGACTGACGGGTTCTCGGCGCGCAGGAGGCCCTTGAGCTGCTCGTAGATCTCGAAGCCGCGCGAGTTGCCGAGGATGCACGTGTCGGAAGCGAAGCCGCTCGACACGATGAGCTGGACGCCGAGCGGGTTCGACATGAAGCTGCCGAGGTTGAGCGTGCCGGGCGCGTTCGACGGTGCGTAAGACGGGAACACGGGGCGACCCGAGCCGTCGACGAGAGATCCGAACGACTGCCAGCGGTTCGGCGAGAGCGCCAGGAAGTTTGGAAGGACGTTGGTCGCGGTTGCCTGGGCGGCAGCGGCGGCGTACAGGGCTGCGAGGACACTTTCCGGGTCGGTGAAGTCGACGCCAGTGTCGGTGTTGCCGACGCCGGCGAGCAGCTGGCCGCAGACGTACTCTTCGGTCTGGTTCGCGTAGATGCGTGCCATGTCAGTAATGACGGCGTCGATCATGCTCGGCTGCGTCCAGTCGATGACCTGCTCGGACAGATCAAGCGTGCCACCGAACGTCAGCTTGGTGACCTGGACGTCGTCGATCTCAAGGGCGGTCGAGGAGAGCTGGTCGCCCTGGGCTGCCTGTTCGGCGACCGACACATGCGTCGAGATGACGGGGCGAATGAAGATCTTGCCGCCGGGCGGCATGGCGCGCGTGCCGAATGCCGTGACGAGCGGACGGGCGGCCTCGATGGCCGAGAACACTGCGCCGAGGATGGGCGTCGGCACAATGCCGGGCACCTCGGTCGTGGTGTCGAGCGCGACCGTGGCGCGAATGTTCGCAAACTCGGTCGGGTTCGTCTTCATCGCCGACAGGTACTCGCCGACCGACGCGGTGATGCGCTGGGCGGGGCGATGCTGGGCGGCAATAGTGCTGCCGGTGAGCTTGGCCGCAATCGCGGTTGGCGTCACTTCCTCGACCGGATCATCGGCCGGAGGAGCGGGCTGCTCGATCTCACTCATGATGTTGGTCTCCTGATGTTGCGTAGCTTGAACGTCGGAAATCTTTGCTGCGGTGAAAGCGCCTTCCGTGACGAGCGACAGCTCAAGCCAGTCGCCAGCGGTGACGACCATTGTCGCGCCGTCCATCGTCCAGGCGGTCGGCTTCACACCGACACTGACGCTGTCGAGGACGCCGTCGAGGGCGAGGGTGAGGGCGTCGCTGCCGGCGGCGGTCTGCGAGACCTTCGCCTTGAATGCCATGCCCAGGTCGGTCGAGACGCGCTCGACGACGAGGCCGACGGGACGACTGAGATCGTGGAACTCGATGAGTTTTGGCGGCCTGCCGTCGGTGGCGAGCGATCCGGGCGCGAACCGAACGACCTGGCCGTCGTTGACGGTTGCGTCGACGTTCCACGGGACGGCAAGGCCGGTAATCGTGCGCGTGTCGCCCGTGGCCGAAGTGTCGAGCTGCAAAGAGGTGGGGACGCTAAACCTGAGCAATGTTCACCGCCTGTTCGATGGATGTCGTATGGCCGAGCGGGTCGCGCAACCAGACGCCGAGGCCGAGCTTGCAGTACCGGCCTCGGGGGAGGACGTTTGGGCCGGAGAGGGTCTGCTCGATGCAGTCGATGTACGGACGAGCGCCGAACGTGACGAGGTCGCCTCGGGCTTGCTCGGCGTTCTGATACGTGTAGCCGCCGACGCTTACGCCCAAAAGATACGGAGGACAGTTTGACGCGCGAGCCAGCTCGAGGGCCGAATACGCCCTACCTTCTGTGAGCTGGAGCTTCGACGGGTCGGTCGACGACTCCACCCATTTCACGGACTCGTTGAGCGCGCCGATGGCGTTCTCCTGGCGCGCGGTTGCCCAGGCGGCCGCGAGGTCGGCCAGCTCGTCGCCCGTCATAGGCTCGCCGCCGACCTGCTGCAAGTAGCCGGACGGGATTTCGGTGAGGCTGAAGCGTTCGGCGGCCGCGTCAAGGCGATAAGCGGTGCGGATTGCGCGCGGCGCGGTGTAGATCAGGCCGGTAATCGGGGCAAGGAACTGGACGAGGTCGCCGCTGGGGATCTGCTGGCCGCCGAACGTCACCTGCGGCGAGGGGCCAAACCACTGGGGCGGCTGCTGATCGCCAGTCTGAATGTCAGCGGCAGGAAGCCAAGTGAACGAGGCCGGGTAACCGTTCGAGTACCTCGATGTGATGAGCCAGAACGCGCGGCCGAAAAAGAATAGATCGGAGAACGTGTTCGCAAGTAGGAAGTTGCGCGTCACGGCCGGGTCGGGCCTGTCCATCCAGCCCGTCGGCGCCAGGTCGATCTGCGACGTTTCGCCGGTGACGGGGTCGAGCTGCTGCGCGTACTGCTCAATGGTGGCGGCGCCGACGACTGAAGCGAGAAGGTCGCGAGCACGCGAGATTGTCGGGACGGACATCGCGTAGTTGACGGCGGACGATTGCGAGAACTGCACGAAGCCTTGCTCGCTGGTTGTCGACACTCCGGCGGCGGCCTTCACCTCGACCACGGGCGCGACAGACTTGAAGGGATTCCGCATATGCAAGAAAATATACAGCTATACACTGGACGGCATGACTACTTTTGAGATCAAGCTGTTAGAGGCCGCCGCCGCCGAGATCGGCGTGCACGAGCACGAGCCGAACGCAGGCCCGAAGATCGACGCATGGCTGCACGCGGCCGGCGTTGCATCCCCTAACCCATGGTGCGCCGCGTTCGTCTTCGCCATGTGCCGCAAAGCCGGGTGGAAAGGCAAGGTCGAGCACCCCGCGAGCTGCGACGGCTGGCTGACCTGGGCAAAAGCGAACGGAAAGCTAGTGGCGCGGCCCCAGATTGGCGACCTCGTCGTCTACAACTGGGACGGCGGCGCCCAAGATCACATCGGCATCGTGACGAGCGCCAGGCCAATGTCGAGCGGTCGCTTCACGCTCGCCACGATCGAAGGCAACACGAACATCGGGCACGGCGAGTCCGACGGCGTGTACCGCCGCGCGCGCACGATCGAGGCCGACAAGGTCAAGTTTATCCGGCTCTACGCGGTAAAGGCGTAGACCTCCGGCTCGACGCCATAGCAGGCTTACTCGCCGACACCGGCCGGGCTGCCACACTTGCCGACCACACAACGCAGCGTGCCAGCTCGACCGGCCCCGGCGACTTCCTCGACGAGATAACCCAGCCATCCTTCGTCGGGACGGCGACCGACCGGCCGATCTGTTCAGCGAGCTGCACGTCACCGTTATGGCGGACGCGACCCTGGATAATCAGAGCGCGCGCCGCCGACGTCCACTTGCACGATTCCGCGTAGCCGACCGTCGAGCTGCGCCGCTCCACAAGGTGCGGCATTGTCGGTGCGAGTGACACGCCGATAAGAGCTCGCGTCGTCTTGTCGGCGGCCAGTTCCTCGACGACCCATTCCCACAAGTCGTTCAACGTGACGGCCTGGTGCGCGATCGACACATGGATCGTGTCGCCAACCGCGACGGATCTCACGGCGACGTAACGGGTCTCGTCAAACGAACCTTCGATAGCGAGGACCCCGCCCGTAGTCTCGACGTCGTCGATAATGCCCTCCTCCCACTTGCCCGGAGGAATCCACGAGTCCACGGCGCCAACCCACATGTTCAAGGACGAACGCAAGAACGCTTGCCGGTTCGGGCCCGCGCTCTCACGCTCGATCACCTCGGGCCTGAGAGTGTGGCCGAGCGCCGGGTTCGCCCATGCCCACGTAGCCGGATCGAGCGGGTGCGCTCCAGCGGGCGGCGACCATTCCGCGAAATAAAGCCCTTTTGCTTTTGAGTCAATGGCAGCGATGCCTTGCTCGCGCCAACGGATCATCACCTCGCTGCCTTCGTGCCCGGCCGTGCTCCACATCGAGAACAGCGGATCAGGGCGCGCGCGCTGCGCTGGCATGAGTCCCTGCTCGACCACGTCGCTGCTGATGTCGAAGATCTCGTCAGCGGTCACCAGGTCGATGCTCAATCCGTGGCCGGCGTTGTTAGTGGCCGCTTGAAGCATCCATTCTGACCCGTCGGGCATCATCACGCGCTCACGGCCGGCCGACCAAAACACTTTCCCGCCGAACTTCTCTTCGAGGATCGGGGCAAGCTGGCGGAACATGACGGCAAGCAGCTTCTGCGTGTGGGCGGTGCTGACAACCAGCTGCTTGCCGTGCGTCTTTGACCGTTCGGTCAGCCACCAACCAATCAGGGCGGTAAGACAAACGCTTTTGCCGTTCTGACGGGCGACCGAAACGAGCGACACGGTATGGGCAAGGCGGCCGTCAGCGTTGTAGGCGAGCTGGCCCTCCAGGGCGTGGCGTTGCCACGGCATAAGCGTCAGGCCGAGGTGCTGTTCTGCCCACCCCCAGACCTCGGGACCGTAGCTTCCGGCCGTATCAGCGGCCATCGATCGAAGCCTCGGTGAATCATGGCTGATCGGAGTCGCAACGTCGGTTTCGGTGAGA